ACGTGGCGACCGCTCGCGCTCGCCGCGCTGGCCGTGGCGCTGGCGTCGGCCGTGACGCACGCGCCGCTGACGTGGGGGCCGTCGCACGCCGACGCGGCCACGGCGGGCGAGCCGGCCACAATGCACGCGGCGGGCGTCGATGCGCCGGCAGACGTGGTGCCGACGGCGACGGCTGACGCGCTGCTACAACCGGGCCACTACAGCGATCCGCGCGACGACGCGACGGTGGGGCCGCCGATGCTCGAGCACGCCGCGCCGGGCGGCCCCGACAACGGCACGATGCCGGGCTGGCTGCCGGGAGGCCTCGCGCGATGGTGGCCCGACATCGTGGCCGCGGCGCACGAACATGGGCTGGACTCGCACGCTTGGGGGGCGATTGTGGCGCAGGAGAACCCTTGGGGCAACCCGGCGGCCGTCAGTCCGGCGGGTGCGTTCGGCTTGTCACAAACGATGCCCGCGACGGCGGCGGGNNGTGCTACTCGTCGCGGCGGCAGCCTATAACGGGGGCGGCCCGCCCGCGTCCGACGTGCGAGCGGCGGTCCAGGCGGGGGCGGGTGACGTGTGCGCCGGCGTGCGGTACAGTGAGACGCGCGTCTACTGCTACGCATTCCGTGACCGCTGGCGCCAGACGCTGGCCGAACGCGCCGCCGACCCGTCGGCCCCGCGCGCGTCCGTGCCGTGGCGCGATCCGTTCGGGCCGCGCGTGGCGCCGGGCGTGCCGCTCGCATACTTGGAGGTGACACGATGACCGACGGCCCGCGATACCCCTGGCGCTTACGCATCCGGTTGTGGGCACACAGATGGCTCCGCATCGGCTCGTATGCGCGCCTTTTCGCCGACGTGGCGGCGGCTGCGGCGGCGCAGGGGTTCAAGCTGGGATGGCGGGACGCCGCGGCGACGACTGACGAAAGCGGGGTGAACGATGACACGATCTGGCCCCGCGCCAGAAGCACATGCCGCCACGCCCACTTCGGCCCCCTGCGCTTCCACTTGTGGCGACCGGTGTGGGGGGCGACGTGGCTCACCGTCTGCACCCGACGCCGGAAGTCTACGATCGGACACAACGGAGTGTGCCGGGGCGATGCTTCGCCCCGAACGCGCGGGGTTTCGCGCAACCCGGACTGCGGAGGCCGGATAGGGTGGTGGTTCAAGGTCGGTAGGCTAAAGGTCTATTGCCTTCCGATCCAACAGGGCACGGAGGCTCGCGATGACCGATGACCAACTGACCCGCGCCCTTGCCGTGCTCGTGCGGCTGGCCAAGATGGTCAGCGACTACGACATGGCGCGGGAGCAATACGACACGTACGGGGACGATCCGATCGAGGAACGGGACTTGGGCGAGTGGATGAGAGNNATTGACGACCTGCGGGACCCCCTGCTCGCCGCCGCACCGGCGCTGCTGGCGCTGGCCGAGGCGGCGGTGCGATTGGTGGCGGCTCACCGCTGGCCCGACGGAGGGGGCGAGCATTACATCCAGTGCGTGGGGTGCGGGGGCCACGCGTGGCGCCCGACGATGATCGCCCACGCCACCGACTGCCCCGCCGTCGCCGTCGACGCCGCGCTCGCCGCGCTGGCCGACGCGCCGGGCGAGGTGCAGCCGTGAGCGCCCGCCTGCGCCGCTGCCCCGCGTGCCGGCTGGCGGGGCGGGTGGGGCGGACGCTACACTNNCTACACATGCCGACGCGGGAGCGCCCCGACGCGCCGTTTGGCGTTTGGGTGGCGTGCCGGCAGTGTCTTTGCTGTGGACCGATCGCCAACACCGAGGCCGACGCCATCGCCGCGTGGAACGCGCTCAGCCGCGCCGCCAAGCGCGGGATGCGGGCGCACAACGACGCGCGGGCCAAGCGGGTCCGCGATGCAAGGGAGGCCCACGATGCGTAAGACGACTGCCGCCGCGCTACTCGCCGCAACCGCCGCAGCGCTGACCTACGCCCCGACGCGCCGGTGGATCGCGTCGTTACTGATCGACACGGCGATCCACCTGGACAACGGCGGCGCCGACCCCGGCCCGACGCCAGCGCAGGCCGAGCGCATCCGGCGCGGCGTCCTGGCGCACGTCGAAGTGGAGCGGCGCAAGGCGGAGCGCAACGGGGCGCAGCCGATCTGACGACGGCAAGGCGTGTAAGCTGCGTTACCATGCGCGCTATACTGTAGGGCGGAGGTGGCGAATGACGGTGTATATCCCCGACCTTTTCCTTGCCTACGCGGCCGGGTTCCTGTCGTGTGTGTTCATCCTCGCTGGCATCGGGCGTGCGATGTCCCGCAAGGGTGGGCCGAAGTGACGACGCTAGCCGTCGCGCCCGAACACGCCGCATACTACGCCGGCGAGCTTGACGCCGCACGCGCCAAGGCGGTCGCGTCGATCGCCGATGGCCCGGCCGCCGCCGAGCGCGCTATTGGCCGTGCCTTTGCTACGGCCGTGGCGCGTCTGTCCAGCGCCGCCGACGCGCTCCGCGACGAGGCGGGCGGGCTGGCGAGCATCTTGCTAACGCCGCCGGGCAATGGTGACGGCGGGCGATGGCACGCGGCCGTGGTCGGCGCCGATGGTATCCGCTGCGGCGCGACGGGCGCGACGGCACTTGACGCGATACTGGCGGCAGGCAAGCGGGCGCAAGCGGCGCAGGCCGCCGAAGCGCTGGCGATCGAGGTGCGCCGTGGGCGCTAGGCCGGTGCGGCCGGGCCGTAGTGACGACGGCAAGGAAGGGCAAGGGTTAGCATGGCATCGCGTCCGTCCGATAAGCTAGTCCGGTTCGCGGCCGGAATCAATCGCGGGCTCAGCGGCTCTGACGCCGCGCGGGAGGCGGGGTACGGCGAGTTCACGATACGCAACCCCGGCCCGTCTCTGGACCGCGCCCGCGCCGCTGGTCTGATTCTCACGATCGAAGAGGCGCGCGCGCCGCTGGACATCATGCGGGCGCGCGTCTCCGATGACGACTGGCGCGAGATTGTCGACGCCGCCATCGGCAAGGCGAAGGCCGGCGACGTTGCGGCGCTGACGTGGATACGGGACACGCTGATCGGCAAGCCGTCGCAGCCCGTTTCGCATGGCGGGGGCGTGGCGGTGACGTTCGCATATGACGACACCGTGCCCGGCCTGCCGCCTGACGGTGACGAGCCGGCATGATCGTCGACGCCCGTCCTACCGTCGCGCGCCGAGAGGTGACGATAGCTCTGCCGCCGCCGCATTCGCGCGGGCAGCAAGAGCTAATCGAGACGCCGCTATCGGCGGTCGTGTTCGGCGGCGGGCGGTGGGGGAAGACTGAGGCCGAGGTCCGCCGGGTCATCCGCGCGATGGTGACGACGCCGGGCCTGTATTACTGGGTCGGTCTGTCGTGGCGGTCGGCGTCACTCAAGAAGGCGTGGCGCCTGATATCGGGCAAGTGGTCAAGCGCGATGGCTGCGGCCGGCGTCGACGCCCGCCGGTTTATCAATCAGGTGGAACACGAGGTGCGCACGCCGGGCGGGGCGACGCTAATGTTCCGAACGGCCGAGAATCCGCAATCCATCGCGGGCGACGGGCCGTGCGGGATCGTGTGTGACGAGTTTTCGTACTACCCCGAAGACGTGTACACGCGCTTTATCCTGCCGTCCACCGCCGACCACGGCGCATGGCTCCACCTTATCGGCCGACCCCACGGCGAGAATTGGGCCGCGCGTGTCTGGCGCGAGGCGGACGGCCGGCGCGGATGGGTGGCGCGGCATTACACCATTTATGACAATCCGCTTATCGCCCGCGACGTTATCGAGGGGTTGCGGGATGCGACCCCGCCTAGCGTGTGGGCGCAGGAATACATGGCCGAGATAGGCACCGGCGACGACGGCGTTATCCCGCTCGAATGGGTGAGGGTGGCGCAAGAGCGCTGGCGCGCGTGGCGCGACGCCGGCCGCCCGATGGTAGACGGCGAGACATTCCTATCCGTCGACGTATCGGAGGGCGGCGACGGCGACTTGACCACGGCCGCGTTCCGGCGCGGGTGGACGATAGAGCGGATCGAGGATTGGACGCCGCGTCAGCGGGGCGACATGCTCCCGATCGGCGACCGCGCCGTAGTCGAGGCGGGCGGCGGGCTTGTGATCGTCGACGCTATCGGCGTGGGCGCCATGATGCCAGCGCATATCCGGCGACAGGGCGGGCGCGCGATAGCTTACAAGGGGTCTGAGGCTACCAAGGTCCGCGACGGGTCCGGTCAATTCGGGTTCGTCAACGTCCGGTCGGCGGCATGGTGGCATCTGCGCGAGTTGCTAAACCCGGCGACGGGGCAGCCCGTCGCGCTGCCGGATGACCCCAAGCTGGCGGCCGAGCTATCGGCGCCGCGATATGACGTTCGGGCCGGCGCGCGCATTGCGATTGAGGACAAGCCGTCAGTCAAGAAACGGCTAGGCCGTTCGCCCGACAAAGCCGACGCCGTCGTTATGGCCTACTGGACCCGCGGCGTTATGACCGGCCGCATCCTAGGCGGGGCGTAACCGTGCCGTTCGTCGAGCCGCCCCCGCCCCCGCCGCCGTCGCGCGAACCCGACGCCGCGTCGGCCGTCGTCGTGCCGGCCGCGCTGCGCCCTTGGCTGGAGCGGTTGCGGGCGAGCGCGATTGCCGAGGCCAACGAACTGAGCCGGCTGCTAGGTATGCCAACGGTCACGACGGCGCGAGAATGGGCGAAGCGAAACGGGGAGGGGCGATAATGGGGTACTGTCCGCCACTGCCGCCGTTCTCTTCCGTCGCCGGCGAGTGTGCCGGCTGCGGCGCTCCGCTCGATAGCGCGCGTTGCGACTATTGCGGGCGCGGGGCGCGGCGCGAAAGCGATAAGCCGCCGCGGGACATTGCGGGCTACAGCGTCGGCGGCCGACTGCCGATCATGCCCACGCCGCAAGGTGAAGTCGAGTGCGGACCGGGGCGCGTCGAGCGGTTCGTAGACGCCGTGTTGCGCGGCAAGGCGAAGCGGGTGAACTTGTGGGGGCGTGCGGATTGCCGTGACGTGCGCCCGCCGGCTGGCAATGACGTAGAATTGAAGTGACGGCGGTCTACCCCGCGCAAGTGCATATTGACAACGCGCCCGCTATGCTGTACCCTATGCGTTGACCCTCTCGTGCCGCACGTCGGTTGAGGGTAAGTGGATATCGACGCACTGCCGGATTGCCCGGCCGCGCCCCCGGTCCCGCCTGTGGCCCTTGGCCCCACGCGATGACGCGGGGGCTTTATCGTTAGGCGGCACCTTGGGCGCAACGGAACTGCTACGGCTAAAGCGTGATAACCCCGACGCATACCGCGCCGCGCTGGCCTCGATAGAGGCGAGTCGCCTGGCCGGTATGTCGTCGCGTGAGGCCGCGCCGCTCGACCGCGCGCCGGCGCGAGACGTGCCGACGATCGAATACCGCAGCCGTTCGCTGGACTCGCTGGCCGACCACTTCCGGCGCGCCGCCGCTGGCGAGGAGTCCGCGCCTGGCATGTCCTACGGCCGGCGCTCCAACGCCGTCTACGCTTGCGCCCGGCTGCGCGCGGTCAACCTAGCAGGGTTGCCGCTCCGCGCCTATCGCTTCGGCACCGGCGGGCGCGGGACGGGCAAGCGGGTTGACGTGCGTGACCCGCTGCGCCGGCTAGGAATGCCGACGACGGCGCGCGGGCAGCGGATCGCCGAGGCCGGCGCCGTCGTCGAGGTCGAGGCGTCGCCGGTGCTCGACCGCCTCAATCGCCCGAACGCCGACTGGACCGGGCGGCAGATGGTCTATGCGACCGAATGGGCGCTGTGTTTGGAGGGCCAAGCTAAGTGGCTGGCCGAGCGCGGCGACAACGGCAAGGCGCCGCCGGTTGAGCTTGCTTACGTCCTGTCGTCGCGGCTAGAGGTCGTCAAGGCGGGCGAGGATGACCCGTTCCGGTCGGTGGCCGGGTGGACGATGGATAAGAATCGCCCGACGCGCCGCGACCTCGCACCGGGTGAGGTCATATGGTTCCGCTATATCGACCCGGCCGACCCGGATTACGGGTGCCTGTCGCCGCTAGAGGTCGCACGGTTGGCGGCCGACGCCTATACGTCGGCGATGCGTAGTAACCGCGACCTGTTCCGGCGTGGGCTGGCGGCGGCGGGGATGATCCTGCCGCCAGAGGGTCAGGACTTTGAAAGCGATGAACAGCGGCTGGAATTGGAACGCGATGTCAGCCGTATGCTAATGGGCGAGGGCAATCGGCACGCGCTCGCCGTCATGCCATATCGCTTTGATATCGAGAGCCTTGCCATCACGCCGAAAGACGCCGAGTTTACGGCGATGATGGATTACGCGATTGAGGACGTCGGCCGCGCCTACGGCGTGCCGATCGAGTTTATCGGCGGCAGTCGGCGCACGTATCAGAACATGGCCGAGGCGCAGGCGTCGCTATGGTCTAACACGCTGGCGCCCGAAGCCGTGTTCCTTGCCGAAGAGTTGACCGGCAAGCTACTTCCGATGTTCGGCGCCGACGGCGGGGGCGTTGACTTTATCGCGTTCGACCTGTCCGGCGTGGCGGCGCTGCAAGAGGACGAGGCGCAGCGTTGGGCGATCGAAAAGGACCAACTAGCAACGGGCGCGCTCGGCACGAACGAATGGCGCGAGGAGCAAGGGCGCGAGCCGTTCCCGAATAGCCCGATGTTGCCGTCGCAAGTGGCCAGCATCGTCGCCGTTATGCAATCGGTCGGCATGGGCACGATCACGCCCGAGCAAGCCATCGGCATTATCAGCGTTGGCGTCGGGCTTGGCGACGACGTGGCCGCCAAGCTCGTCGGCAAGGTGGAGCCGCGCCCGGTCGTCGATATCAGCGACGCGCCCGCCGACGACGCGCCCGTTAGCGCGCCGCCGGCCGGGCTGCCCGCCGCGTCGGCCGCCGCGCTGCCAGCGCCGTCGCGTNNGCCGCCGCTCGACTTCGGCAGCGACGAGCACGCGCGATGGTGGGGCGAGCGGGCAGCGGCGGCGGAATCGCGCGTAGACGACGCGGCGGGGGTCGTGCGCGTCCTGTTGGCGCGGCAGGCGGATAGCCTAGTCAAGCAACTGCGCGGCGCTGACAGGGCCGCTAGCGGGGCGCACGCGCGCATGTCTATCGCTGACATCGCGGCGATGTTCGACCGGCGCCGTTGGCTGCGCGAGTTTCGTGAAGGCATCCGCGCGACGCTTGCGGAAAGCGCAGTTACGGGCGCCGAGGCAATCGCCGCTGACGTTGAGGCGGCGCGCATAGTGCTACCGCGCGCGCGCAAGGAAGGCGGCGCCACGTCTGCAATGGGCGTCTTTGACAAGTCGGCGCCCGTCATAAACTTTCTTCGGCGCCGGGCGCAGCGGTTCGCGCAAGAGGTCAACGATACGACGTGGGCGCGGCTGAAGAGCAAGCTAGAGGCCGGCATTGTCGAGGGCAAGGGCGGGCGCGAGCTTGCCGATATCGTGCGCGACGTGTTCGGCGTGTGGACCGCCAAGGGCGGGCGCGCTGAGGTCATCGCACGCACTGAGGTTATCGGCGCGTTCAACGGCGGCGGGTTGTTGTACGCCAAGCAGACCGGGTTAGACCTGGACAAAGAGTGGGTCACGGCTCTTGACGAGCGGGTGCGCGAGACGCACCGGGCGGCGCATGGTCAGCGCGTGCCGATTGACGATGACTTTGAGGTTGGCGGGGCGCGCGGCCCGGCGCCGGGGCAAATGGGCGAGGCGAGTGAGGATATCCAATGCCGGTGCGTCGCCCGCTATGTTCCTGCAAGCGGGGCGAAGGCGGACGAGGGGGGCGAAGGTGGGTCGGGGGAGTTTCAAGAGATCGCAACGCCCGAGGGCGTCGCGGCGTTTACGGAAGACCATTATTCGGCGTGGCGTTCCGACCTGTCGCCGGATGAGGTTCATGGGCTAGAACGATATCAGGCCAACGGATATGGTCCGATCAATTTGATTCTTCGCGGCATTGACCAGTTCTCTGAATATTCGGATAGCGCGCAAGAGGAAATTAGGCGGCGAATCGCGGGCATTGAGTCGGCACTAGATCGCGCGACGGCGGCTAGAGATATACGGGTGTTTCGCGGTGCGTCCGGGGAAGGGCTAGCCGGACTTGGGGTTGGTGACACCGTTACGGACGGGGGTTTTCTGTCGACCTCTCTGTCTCGTGAGTATGCCGCTAAGTGGGCAGTTGGTAACGCTGACGAGGGAGCGGCAATCCTGTTTGAGATTGAAGTTCCGCGCGGGACAAAGGGCGCAATGCTCGACGCCGTGCGCGATGCTGGCGAAGCCGAGTTCTTAGTTCAGCGCGGTGCTCGACTAGAGATAACGGGGAGTCGAACCGAAGTCGTGAACGCATATGACGAGGATCACAAGGTGCGCGTTTATACGGCCCGCGTTATTGAGACGATGGCGGCGCGCGCATTGCGCCGCTTGACGGGGCGGGGGAAGAAGGGGAGCGACGTCANNGCGATAAGTTCGTCTGGGCGGCCGGCGACGTGACCATTACCAAGGCGAAGGGAAAGTAGGGGGCCATAATGTCGACGCTCTACCTACGCGCGCGCGCTAGCGCCGACGGCTCGGCCGTAGAGGCGGGCAAGGGCGCGCCGCTCCACATCATCGCGGCGACGGCCGGGCGCAAGTCTGACGGCATTGACCTTGCCGATCTGCCTTGGGACATGCGGCGCGGCAAGCCGGCCGACGGCGGCCGTATGCGCTTCCCGCTGCTATGGGCGCACGACCTCAGCGGGACGCGGCTGCCGCTCGGCTACGCCTACGTTGGCGTAGGTGAGGACGGCACGACGCTTGACGATACCTACATCGTGTTCGATCCCGACGACGCCGACGCCGTGGCGGTTGAACGGAAGTACCGTTCGGAGCATGGCGGGCTCGACAGCTTTAGCATTACTTGGGATGTCGTCGACGCCGATGGCCTCAGCGTCCGCGCGACGGGCAAAAAGGCGGCGGCCAATCAGCTGCTGGAGGTGTCGGCGGTGCCGGTGCCGATGGACGCCGACGCCACGGTGCGAACGCAGCGCGCCGCGCTGGCGGACCTTGGCCGGCGGCTACTCGACATGGCGGCCGACGCCGTGGCCGACGACACGGACGACGGCGACGACGCCACGTCCGACTCCGACAACGGGACAACCGGCGCCGCGCGCGCCGCGGGTGAGAGTTACCCGGACGCTACAGCCGCCGCTATGGTCGCGCTGTACACGCCCGCGCTCTGTGACCCCGACGACGACGCGCGCCGCCGTGAATATCGGGCGCTGGCCGCAAGGTATAAGCGCCTAGGGTGGACGGCACCGGAGTTTGTACCGCTCGCCGAACTCCGGGCGCTTGACGATGACAACTGGCGGGCGCTTTGGCTTAGTGGCGAGGTGACAATGACGGGCGAGAGGGTGGCGAAGGTGCTGGCCGCCCGCAACCGCGAACGCTTGCAGACGGCGCGCGATGCTATCGACGCGGTGTTGCAGGATGACGCGGCGGCGGCGGCCAGCGAAGATCGCGGAGCGGAGCGCGGGATTCTGTCCGCCCTCAATGCCCGCGACATGGCAGAGGCTATCGCCAAGCTGCAAGAGGTTATCGCGTACCTAGAGGCCGAGGCCGACAGGGATGACGAGGCCGACGACGCGGCGGGCGATGGCGATGGTGCGCCGGCCGAGACGATGGAAGGCGAAGAGGACGCGGGCGACGATGTGCGCGCGCTGTTCGCTGAACTCGACCGGATTCTCACGGCGCAAGTGTGAAGGCTGTATTACCTAGACTGTCGATAGGAGCATAGAGGCATGGCTACTCAGAGCGCGGCGGATATCGCCCGCGATATGAAGGCGAAGTTTGAGACGATGATTTCCGAGCGGGCTGAGGCCGACAAGGCCGAACTGCGCGCGGACTTTGACAAGCGGTTGAATGAGGCCGTCGAGGCTGGCGTCACGCAGGCGTTGGCCAGCCGCAAGTATCGCCCGGAATCGGACGCCGATCCGGACAGCGACCGCGCCTTGGCGGGTACGGTGTACGGGCGTCTCGGCGTCAAGCTGCATCAGGTCGAGCTAATCCACGACTTGCTCGACGCGGCGCGCGTTGCCGATCCGCGGCTGTCCGGCCCGAACGAGAAGACGCGCAACATCGTTGAGGCGGCCCGCAAGGCGCGCGCGATGGATACGGCCGAAAGCGGTTTCGGCGCTCAGCTTGTCGCGGATGCGATGTACGTTCCGAAGATTTGGCAGGCGGCCCGCGAGAACTACGGGATCATTAGCGGGCTGATTGAGACGCGCGCGATGACCGGCCCGGTCGAAAAGCATCCGATCGTCGGCAACGTGCCCGACATGATCTGGGTCAGCGAGTCGACGGCGGCAATCAGCGGCTTGTCGGAGTATGGCACGCAAAAGGTCGCATCGCAGGAAATCACCCTCACCGCTAACAAGTTCCTTGCCCATTACAACTACAGCGGCGAGATGGTTGAGGATAGCGTTGTGCCGTTCGTGACGGTCCTGGAAGATGCGTTCGCGCTGACTCAGGCCCGCACGGCTGACAAGCTTTTCGTCAACGGCGACACGACAAACGCGGGTACGGGCAACATCAATGAGGACGACGCCGACCCGGCCAATACGAATTACTACCTGGCCGCCGACGGCGCGCGGCACGCGGCCCTTGTGGACAACACGGCGAACGCCAGCGACGCCAGCGGCGCGCTGACGTGGGCGAAGATTGTGGGTCTCCGCGGGCTTATGATCGACCGTGACCGCGATGCCGATTGGGGCAACGTGGCGCAGGACGTGTTTTACGTCACCAATCCGGAGCTTGTCGACGACATCCTCAACCTGTCGGAGCTAAAGACGGTCGCCAACGCGGGCGCGTCGGTTGCCACCGTTCTCGCCGGCGAGGTTGCGCGGATTGGTCAGTCGCCGCTTATCGCGTCGATCGCCATGCCGCTCACCGAGGCGGATGGCAAGGCGTCGACCACGGCTGGCAACAACACCAAGGGTAGCGTGCTCTGTTTCAACCGGCGCGGCTATCTGTGGGGTGTTCGGCGCGCGGCTCAGGTCGAGGTCGAGCGGCGCGCGGGCACCGATCAGTGGCGCCTTGTCCTGTCGATGCGACTGGCCCTTGGCCGGTACACGCCGACGGGCGCGGCCAGCGGGATCGAGCACACCGCCCTGTTGTATAATTGCTAGGCGAAGGGAG